TACCTTTTCATATGGGCATAAAGATAGAGTTTGCTACCATCTTCGGAAACAATGGCAGATGGCTCATCTTGATGATTCTCATCTTCCGGGAATACTTGTATGCTATATCCGAAATATCTGGGGTTGTTATCATTGTACCAGGGTTTTGCATCACAAAAACGATATATTGTTTCCGTGAAAGCCTTGTTTATCCTTGCACAAATAGTGCTTTTAGACATCCCAACAAGACATACATCTTTACGGAAATTGTTATTTATCATATCATAAATCTTGCTTTCCGTAAAGGTGTCTTGCAACAAGTCAAAACATTCTGGGTTACAATGGCACAATGTGGCGTATTCATTCCTAAAACGGCTATTGATATTGGCAATAAACTGCGTTTTGCTCATTGTGGGAGTTACTACTACCAGGCTACTCGCATCCTTCAAATGTGTGTCCACTGTTAAGTCATGAACAACATCATCAAGGAATTCTTCACTCTGGCTTGTTTCAACCTTCGCTAAATAAGTGCTACCATCTTTCCGAATGCCCTGGATAATTCTGCCCCCCAAATCAGTTTTAACTTCAATCCATTCCTGGTTATTGATATGGTCAATATCTACGGAAGGAAGTTCTATTGGGATGTTCACTTGCTTTTTGCCTTCTGTCGTAATCGCCTCAATGACTTTATCGTTAGAATCAGTCTTGACTTCAAGGTATTCCGGGTTCTCCACCGCCTTTTGCGAAGATGCGTAATCAGCATCAATAAGCGACTTCCCAGCAACCTTGTCAACCTTTGTGGCGAGCAAAGCATCAATTCCAATAGCATCTATTTGTGACTGCACATATTCTTGTACTTGTGGGGGACAACCAGCACCAAAGTAGAACTTACCATCGGTCTTAACTCCATAGAGGATTTTGCCATCGTTATCGGTAACAACCTTTACCCATTCTGAATTTTCTATGAGTTGTCCTGCAAGTTCGCCTTTTTCCTCACCTCCAATGGTTAATGTATTTTGTGATACACTAACAATGGGGATTGTAGCCACTTCTTGGCCTAACTGACTAACTTGTTCAGCCGTGGCCGCGCCAGTGATATCCTTTGTCCAGGTCCCGTCCCATTTGAGGGCGCAGACCTCGCCATCGTTAACCACCAGCCCGCCGAAATTGGTATAAGTCCCGGCCTGCGATGCAAGATAGAAAACATTCTCGTCCGGGGTTCCCGGATTGGTCGAGGGGGCCGCAACGCCCGCGTACTGGTACTTCGCTCCTAACGAGGCGACCATCCCGTCCAGGATGGTCTGCAGCCGCTGTCCCGTGATGAAACCTTCGCCGTTGGTCTTGATTGCCCCGTTAATCGTGGAAAGAAGGTTGTTATAATTTGCCATATCAATATACTTTTATCGTTTGTTCATAATTGAAAATATCCTCGCAGATAGCGTCCTTCGCCACTTCGAGCGATACGTTACAATAGACCCCGGCGCACTCATCGGAGAAACGCTGGTTGAAGGTTCGGAAGGTGTGCTCATCCGCGTAGATGCCGTACCGCTCCAGGCCCAGCAGAATATTCTCAAGGGTTTCCATCCCTACCGACTGGATTTGGATTTCATTCCCCTTGTCAAAGGTGAGGCGGTCCACATAGAAAAAGGTGAACTGGTAATGGATAAGGTCGGCGTCGGTTTCAACACGGTGCTCCCCCTGGAGCCAGGCAAAGACGGCGTACCGGGCATCCGGCAGGGAGTTGAGCCGGAAGACATCGTTCCGCACGATGGAGGCCACGGGAGGCTGGCCTGCCGCCGTGGCCTCGATTGCCCGTATTACTTGCAGTAGGTTCATAGTGCGTCAGTCTTTTACTGGTGTTCCCGGCAGTTTCCGTCCGCGTGCTCCGCCGAGCCATATCCCGCAGGATGCGGCGGTGTAGAGGTGGGAGCGCATCTTGGTGCAGTCGTTCTCCCGCAGTTCGGGGAAGGAACCCTTGCGGGCCAGCAGCCAGCGTTCCAGGTCGAAGGCCAGGGAATCGGCCTTGCTCTGGAAGAAAAATTGGTCCTTTGCCATGTCGGGCTGGTCCACCACGGTAACCCGCTCGTCCGGGGTTTTCACAACGCCAGCGTTCGCCACTTTGTAGGTCACGCGCTGGGCGATACCCACCCCGGCGGAGTAGGCGAGGAAATAACGCTCCGTGTCGGCCAGGGCCTTGTAAGCGACGTTCTCCGGGTTATCCATCTCCCCGGCTTCCACAATGGCCTTCAACTTGGAGAGAAGGGCATCCCCCAGGATATTCCGCAGGGCGATGTCCTGGGCCTCGCGGATGGAAGGGCGGATATACTGCCCGGCCACATTCTCGGAAATGCCGAGCACCTCACGGACGAAGGTTTCGGATATGAGTAATACTTCTGCCATATTAGTTCACATTTTGTTCGCCGCTCGTTTCCGCCAGGGAGAACGGGGCGATGGTGAGCGTTCCGGGTTTCCCGAAGATATAATCCATCGCGTCACAGATTTTCTGCTGGATGGGCCGGACAACGGTACGGTTATAGAGCCGGAATGCGCTTTCGTATTCTTCCTGGGAAAAACCCAGGTTTTCCGTAGGGATGCCGAAAAGGTTCGGGTTCGCCCGGAAGGCGGTGAAAATCTGCTGGCGGGTATGCTTGGAAAGGTTCGTGTACCTCTCCCCGAAATTGTCCACCTTCGGCTCGGTGAAGGTCACGGCATTGGTCTTGTCGGTATTGAAAGATAGCATGATACGCCCGCCGTTGGCCGCGCCCGCGAACTTCTCATTCACATCCCGCTCAATCTCGGCCTTTGTTTCATCATCCGGGACCCCGTTGTTGAAGTTGATAACCATGCTTGACACAAACCCGTTCTGGATGGAGGTCAGGTGGAAGACGGAGATTTGCCGCTCCACCTCGCAGTCGTTCACCGCCGCCTGGTACACGGGGCAGGGGTAGGTCTGCGTGTAGGTGTTCTTCACAAGGAGGATGCTCGTTGCGTGGCGGTTCCTTTCCTCCGGGGTCAGCTGCGCCCAGCGTTCCGCGGAGATAGGCATATAGGCCGGGTACACGATGCTTTTGTGGGTCCCCGGCTTCGCCCATTTCTCGGAGTAGTAGAACACCGTGCACTCCTTGTTAGCCCGCAGGTAGCGGAGCGGGCACGGGTACACTTCCAGCGGCTCCCCGGCGGCGTTGCGGATAACCTGCAGGGCAAACCCGCCGAAGACCATATTATCCACGGCTGCGACCTCGATGAGGGAACGGGCGGTCTGTCCTTTGGTGTTCACCACGCCGGGAGCGAAGCCGCCCACCTGGATGGTCTGCGAATCGCCCACGATGAAGTCCACCGTCCCGCTCACGATGGAGCGCAGGGACGGGACGGTATTGTATAACTCCCAAAGGAACTCCGGGTACTTGTTCCCGGTTCCCCACTGCACCATGTCCTTCCCCTTCAACTCCACTTCCTTCGGGGACGGGATGGCTATCTCCTTGTAGGGGTCCAGGGCCAGGAACGATACTTGTACTTTCTTATTCTCCATATTGAATCACTTTGTTATCGGATGAATACTGCACGGCTTCCGGGCGTTCCCCGTCATAGGCAACCAGGAGGCCCGTGGCGATGATTTCCCCGCCGCTGGTGAGGGTGTACTGCCATTCTCCAGGGTGCAGCCCTTCCGGGATGCCGGAGAGGTCCAGCCGCAGGAGGAAGCCCGCCGGGGTGACTTCCACCCACGGGAGGTCAACCGTCTGCTGGTCCACGGTATTGCGGACGGAAAGGGCCAGGCTCTCCGCCTCTCCTTCCCATCCGTTGGCCGGGAGCCATACCGCCGGGGCCGTGTCTTTGATATTGATATAGACCATCGTCTTCTGCTTTCTTGGAAATATAAATCAGCCGCAAATCGTAAATACAACAAGGGCCTCCCGAAGTGGGAAGCCCTTGCCAAAAGGAGGATATGTTAACAGAGAGTGTCGCGCTATTCGTCCACGATAGCGGAGAGGTCCACGCCGCCCTGGCCCGTGAGGATTTCGTGGGGCAGTTCCAGGGAATCGTCCTGGAGGGTGACGGAGTAGCCGTTGCGGTCAGCCCTGGCAGTCCCGGTGAGGCCATCGCCCGCGGAGAGGGTCAGCGGGGCATCCTTGCCGAGATACCACAGAGCACCGTTCGCGTCTTCCACCATGGCAACCAGTTCGCCCTGGGCCATAGCCACGACCTCGATACGCTTGGCGGTGTCCATGCGATTGAACACCATGAGAAGGTCGGTCTGCACATAGGTGCTCCCATTCTCCTGGTTGACCTGGTAATTGCTGGACATAGACCCGGTGTTGCGCTTGAGGGCGTAGCCCTTGAACTTGGCGGAGTTTGCCATCGTGATTGCGGTCACCTTGCCCTGGGTGATGGTCACGGCGGACACATCTTCCCGGTTGGCAAGATAAACCTTCACGATGCCGCCCATGTTGGAGAGGCAGTCGTTAGCGATGCCGGAGAGAGTTTGAGAACAAGGCATAAAGGTATCTATTTTTGCGTTTAACGAAAGAAAAAGCCGGGCGGGTGTAATTCCCCACCCGGCGGGAAAAGTCACGCCTGCGCCCGTTTTAGGCGGTCGGAGCGGCGGCGAAGGTGCCCTTTACGATGAACGGAGGGAACTTGTAGGCCACGCCGGAGGCCCACTTGACCTGATACTTGAATACGCGGTCGTCCTGGCTCCACCACACATCCACGGCCTCGTTGTCGTTCTCGCCATCGGTACCATACACCAGGTTGTCGGCAAAGGTGCCAACGATGGTGAGGGAACCAGCCAGGCCGGGGGTCTTCACTACGCGGACATCGGTGCCGGGGAAGATAATCTCTTCGGGGGCGGCATCCTGCGGACCGGAATAGTGGTAGAAATTCTTGTTCACCATGCCCATGAGGAAGGCGCGGTAAATAGCGGGGCTGACATAGATTTCGCCGCCACGGTCCAGCACTTCCTCCGGCAGGGCCATATACACGGCCATGATGCCATCGTAGGCGGTGGTGATACCCGTCATGGTGGCGGTCACGACCGAGGTGTCTGCGGTGAACTGTGCCAGGAAGCCGTCAATCCACTTGAGGTCGGGGTCGGTGGTGAGGGTGGTGTCACCCTGCCAAATCAGCTTCTCGATTTTCTTGTTGATGGAGCCGATGAGGGTGTCCATGATATACTGCTCGAAGGGCAGGTCGTTCTCGGTGGCGGAAACGCGCACCAGGTACTCGGCGTACTTGCCGATGAGGGTTTCGGGACAAATCTGACCGTCCTCCTTGATGAGGGCCACATTGATGGTCCGCTGGGAGAGGGTGAGTTCATCCAGGGGGTTGTGTCCGCATCCGTTACCGTCCTGGAGAACGCCGTTCAGTTCCAGGTAGTTGAGATAGGCGGATTTCTTGATGCCCGTCTGCAGACCAATGCGGCGGCGGGTGTTGGTGCCTACCAGCGCGAAGTTCTTGATGAGCAGGTCACGATTCTCCTGCACATAGGCGGGCAGGGAATTGACAAGGAAATTTGTTACTGCCATATTCGTAAGGTTTTAGAAATTGATTTCGTTTCTTGGAAATATAAGTCCGGGTGGAAGTGTAACTTTTTACTTCGCGCCCATGATACGGGAGAGGTTGTCCAGCCCCTTCACGCCCGTCTTGGTGCCGGGGTTCTGCTCGTTGAAGTCCTCGTGAGCGGGCTTCGCGGCAGGCTTGCCCTTCAGTGCGGCAAGTTCTTCCCGTGCGCTGGCGAGGTCGCTTTTCATCTGGGCAAACGCGGCATCCGCGGCATCCCTTTCCTCCTTCGTGACAAAGGCCGGAACAACTTCCACGGGGTTGCTGGCGATGGCGTTCCCGTCTGCATCCCAGGAGATAGCGAAGCGGGTGTAGTGGCTGTCGTAGTTCTCGTCATAGGTTTCGTACACGGCGAAGTCGTCGCCGCAGTCGGCCAGCCAGCCGTAGGGGTCGTAACCCAGGTTGTGGATGGCTTCGTAGATTTTCTTGCGCTTCTCGTCATAGGATTCGGAGAAGGCCTGGGCGATGCGCTTCAGTGCCGCGGGCTTCTGCTCCTTCCCTTCCTCGCTCACCTTGGCGGCGGGGTCGGTGATGCTTGCGACCTCGCCATCCACCACGGTGATAACCTTGCCGTCCTCGGTGGTATAATCGCCATCGGGAGCGGGCTGGCGGTTGCCTTCCTCATCGGTCACATAGACCGCATCACCTTCCTTGAGGTCCTCGTCCTCGTTATCCCAGGAGAGAACGCCCTTATCGGTCTGCACCATCTTGGCGTTGTCCTCCGGGGCGGTGGCGTTCTCCGCGGGTGCCACTTCGGCCTCCGGGTCGCGGATTTCGGAAACGGTGCCGTTCTCCACTACGATGGTCTTCCCGTCCTCGGTCTTGTAGTCACCATCGGCGGCGGGGGTGCGGTTCCCGTCCTGGTCCTCGATATAGACGGCATCCCCGGCCTTGAGGTCTTCATCCCCGTCCCAGGAAAGCACGCCCTTGTCAGTTGTGATGTTGCCCAGGTTGACGATAGCCTTCGCAAGCCGGGCCAGTAGTCCTTTCAGTTTTGCCATTTTGTTATGTTTTAAGATTGTTCTAAACTTGCCCTCCAGGGTGTCCACGATAGACTGGACTGCCTCGGCATCCGTCTCCGGGCGAAGGTCGAAGATGCCCTCCAGGGAGAAGCCCTTGTAGGTCCCCGCCTTGATGGCATCCCACACCTCGTCATTGGTGACATGGAACTCCGCCAGCAGGGACCCGTCCGCCACCTCGAACCCGGCAGGGGCTATGCCCTTGTCCGTGTCCTTGATGAAGTATTGGACCATCTGCACCCCGTCCACATCGGAGCCGTCTTCGTGCATAAGGTTCACCAGGTTCTGCCGATTCTCGGCCAGGTACTTCTCCGCCATCGTGCGGATGGTGTCGGCCTTGTAAATGATATAGTACTCGAAGCCGTCTTCATCCCGGCGGTAGATGGGGAAGTCCGCCCGCATCACAACGCCCAGGACCAGCCGCTTTTCCTCATCCTGCACGGCATACGAAAGCACCTTCCTTCCCGCCCCGTTCTTGAAGGCCAGGAAGTCGCTCTGCACGGCAGGGTCGTCCACCAGGGAGATACGGAGCATCCCCGTATCACCCTCGCTTTCCACAAGGGCCTGGTACACGGGAATTCCGTCTATTGTAACGATTGTAGCCATTTCCAAAGGTTTCTATACTCGGAAATATAAAAGCCCCGGAAATTGTAAATAAACGGCCTTTATGGGCATATAAGAAAAACCACCCAGACCGTCACGGCCAGGGTGGAAAAACTAACAAGTATTTCATTATAACAACTAACCACCTATAAATATAAATCGCCCGGAAAGTGTAAACCGTTAGAAGGTCGTTTCCTCTACCTGGACCCGGCGTTCATCCCGCTTGGCCTCGATGTCGCTGTCGAGGATATAGACCCGCTGGCGGTCCGCCATGCGATTGAGGCGGTCTTCCTCGGTGGCTCCCGTGAGGGTGCGGACCTGGGTCAGCTGCGGCTCGATGGCGGGAGCCTGGGCCACGGCGGGGACGGTCGTGCTGGCGGAGGAAGTGCTTACCTTCGTGTTCCGTATCTTGGCGATATTGGCAACTCCGGCGGTTATCACGGCGGCGGAATTGATTGCGGCCATGATAGGCCCGGCGATGGGTCCCAACTCCTGGGCGGTGGAGATAGCAGAAACAACACCGTTAAGCATATCAATCGTGGCCCCCGCGATGCGGAGGTTCTTCACCCGCTCGGCCTCCTGCTTGGTCTGCTTGGTGTTCCCTTCGTAGATGTCGGCCAGGGAATCGAAAATGCTGGCGGTGGCGTTCATGGCATCCTGGAGGGATTGCATCCGCTGGGCCATCGTTTCCTTCGTAGCCTCGGCGGTGGCCTTTTCTTCCTCACGGATGCGGCGGGCGGCTTCCTGCTCAATCTCCACCCGCTTGTCGGCGATTTGCTGCTCATAGTCCAGGGCGGCTTCCAGGTCCCCGTTCTGCATCGCGGTCGTGTAGGCTTCTTGCAGGGCCTTCACAATCATCTCGTTCCCGGCCAGGGTGATGTCGTACCGCTTCTTTGCCTGCTCCTGCTCGTCCTCGGTCAGTATCTCGTTCCATGTGAGCCGGGTCTGCACACCCTTTTGAATCACCTCCAGGCGGCGTTCCAGCGCATCCCGTTCCCGCTCGTTCTGCCGCTCCATCGCTTCCACAAGGGCCTCCCCGTCCGCCTCGATGGTCGCGTCTATCTCCTTGCCGATAGCCTCCAGGGCCTGGAGTTCGGCGGTGATAGCGGCCTCGACCTTCTTCCGGGCTTCATCGGCATCTGCGGCCATTTCCTTCCTGGCGGAGGATAGCTGGCTTTGGAGCCGGATTGTCGTTTGGTAATAGTTCGTGTCGGCCTGAATCATCTTGGCGTAAGCCTCGGCCAGCTTGTTGTTTTCCTCGGCACTATTCCCAGCACGGGCGGCACGCTCCTTCTGTATCTCATACTCCGCCGTTGCAATCTCCTTTGCCCGCTCCGCTATCTGCTTCTCCAGGTAATTCGCATACTCAAGTTTTTCGATACGCTCGGCGGCGGAGTAGGTGTATTTATCCGCGGCCTCCTGGCGGGCCTTGGCGATGCGCCGTTCATCCTCGGCATCCTTCATCACATAGAGTCGCCGCTTGTTCACAAGGTCGATTTCGTGCTCAGTGATAAGGGCACGCCCCTCGGCATACCGTTGCAACTGCGGGAAGATGTTGCCCAGCAGGTTCGTGAATGAACCCACAACGGAGGCGAGGGCCTTCCCCAGCGACTGCATCACATTCGTAACAAAGTCCCCAGCCCCGGCAAAGATGCTCATCGCCTTGGAGAGGGCGTTGGTGTTTTCCTCGCTCGTCTTGAGGTTGGAGATAACGGAGGAAAGGAGGTTTGCAATCAATCCCAGCACGGCCACGGCGGGGGTCGCGCTCATCGTCTTAAGGGCCATCGTTGTGTTGCGGATGGGATTGACGGCGGCGGCGGCCCCCTTGCCCATGCTGGCGAACCCGGCGGAGAACTGCTGGAGGGCACCCACATAGTTACCCACATTCCGCCCGTACACGCCAACGGTGGAATCCAGCTGCTTGAGGCGGTTGTTCACATTGTCAATCCGCCGTCCCAGGTCCAGCCGTTCCGCGGCGTTGGTGGTGGCCCGCCACTGCTGCTTGAGTATATCCAGCTCCCGGACCAATTCGTTATAGGAAAGCGTCTCCGCCTTGACAAGGTTATTCTGGTTGTCAAAGGCCACATTCGCGGCGGTGGCGGCGTTCATCACCTCCGACATGGAAGCGGTGGTCCCGTGCATCGCGTTGCGGAGGGCGGCCTGGTTGGTTTGCAGGGCCTTGAGGGTATTTTGATACTCATTTGTCCCAATCTCCAGCCCGGCCAGTTCCTTCTTGTATTCGGATATATTGTTCTTGAGGTCCTGGATATTCTTTATCGCAGGCCCGGTCTTAATCTCGATAATCTTTTCCTTTGCCATATCGCACTAACTTTGTCCGTTGGTATATCTGCTTTTGTCCAGTACCTGGATGAACTCGCACTCTGCCGGGTCCCAGGTCGTAAGGGAGTAGTTCGTTATCTTGTTCAGCACCCATACCGCCCCATCGTACCAGTAGAAACGCCGCAGAAGGTTCGGCCCTACCTGCAATCCACCGAAGTCCACCCGGCACCGCATCACCTTCGCATCCCCGGAGAGGCGGTCACGGAGGAAGGCCTGCCAGCGGGTGGCATAGACGGTATAAGCCCTCCCGGTGAAGAAGGCGGAAGGGGAATCAATCTCCCGCGTCATGCCGAAGTCCAGCACCCGGACAATCTCGTTACCGGGACGGAGGCCGGGCTGGTTGCCCCTGGGGATATAGCGGGAGAAAATCGGGATGCCCGCGTTGGCCGTTCCCGGTGTCATATCCCAGCACGGCTTCCCCTCGTTGATGCCGAGCATGAGCGCGGTATCATCCGACAATCGGAAGTACGGGTACACCCCGGAGCCGTTCATGTGGATAAGGATGTCCTCCCCGTCCACGGGTTTCCCGTCCAGCGCATGGAGTTGCAACTTGACGCACCCGTCCACATCGTAGCCTGGGAAGGACTGATTGAGTGGGGTATCCGTCACATTGGAGAGGATGGTGGCGGGGTCGATGTCCGTTTCCAGCACCTCGCCGCTCGCATCCCAAAGCGAGTACTTGTGGCCCGCATCCAGGAAGACGGGAGGCATGGGCCGCTCGTTCTCCCCGCCCTGGTCGTAGAGGAAGGTAAAGAAATACCGCGAGCGTTCCAGGGAAGACACCGCGCCCCGGTAGGCATAGCCCGGAAGGAGGTCCACTGCGGCGGCATCAAAGTCGTAGTCAGTATCTACCCGCTGGCATCCGAAGGGCACGCCGTAGATGGACTTGTATTCCTTGGCGAAGGAACCCTCTGCGACCTCCGGCTTGAACTCATACCACTTGGCGGAGAGGTGCGCAGGGACGATGGTAATGTCCTGGGAACGGTCCACCCTCGCGGAGAGGTCAATATCCCCCGTGTCCTGGAAGAAGGAATCACGGGGAATGAGGGCCACGGTGCGGCTATCCTTGTCGTAGGTGAACACCAGCCCGAAGGTCTTGGCGAAGCCCAGCAGGTAGTCGAGCGGCGACTTATCCCCGGAGAGCAGGACGGATTTCTTGATAATGGCCCAGGAGCGGATGTTGGTGAGCGGGTCCACGGTGACCTGCATCGCCCGGCTCGTTGCGAGGACGGAGAGCGAACGGTAATTGCCATATCCCGTATCGTAGCCCACTGGCAGGATGCCGGAAGCGGTTGCCATTACGCTCTCCCCTTCCATCGCCACAACGAGATAGGCGGCGGTCTGCAGTTCCCAATAATCCGGGGCGGGAGCGGTGCAGGAGAGGGCGGCTTCCAGCGACCAGCGGCCAGTCGTATAGGCCATCTTCTGCACGGAGATAGCGCCATCAAATCCCCCGTTCCATGCGGGCGTGTAGCCGCACCAGTCCGCCACATCGGACGGAGAGGCGAAGGCCGCCCCGGAGATACAACGCACCGGGGAGCCGCCCACGACCGCACCGTCCTTGTAGGCTACCAGCTGAACGAAAACAACGGAGTAGTAGTAGGTATGCCGGAATAGCACCCGGCCATCGAACTGATAAAGGCGGAGGTCCGATTGCGGGGTCCCGCTCGGCATCGTGTAGCCCAGCCGCTCCGTCACATTGAGAGTCACATTTTGGAGGGTTTCGGTGGCGTAGGTCGGCACATAGGTGCATATCGTTGCCCCGCTCACCTTCTCCTGGGCTGTGCGGGCCACGGTGATGTCCCCCGTACCTATGGACTTGAAGGAGCCGAGGGAAGGCAGGGACGGGAGCGTCTTCCACATCCCCGCGTAGGTCGAGGCGGGAACGGCGGAGAGGTCCAGCGTGAATCCGTTCTCCGAAGCGTCCCTGGCAAGGGCCAGGAGGAAGGCGTGCATCGAGAGGATGGGCCGCTGGAGGTAGGAACGGAAGTCCTTCACCTCCCACTCGGTGTATTTCTTCGCCAGCTTCAAAAGGGTGTACCCGTCCCGCGTGGTGTAGGTCTTATCGTCCTGCTGGATTTCGTTCTGCAAGCCTACCGCCTGCGGGGAGACCACGGCTTTGTCCGCGTCAAACTCCCCGTCCGGGATGCCGTTGTAGGCCGGGGCGAAGTTCAGCACATCCCAAAGGGTTTCCGGGGTGGCGGAGGGGTTGCGCCCTATGATACGAATCCAGGCATTGAGGACGGAGTTGGCGTTGATGGAGAAGTCCAGTTCTCCCTCCTTGTTCCCAGTTCCCAGATAGTCCAGGTCGGCGAGGCTCCGCTTGTTGCCGCCTGCATCGTAGGCCAGCCCGTAGAAGTAGGAACCCAGCCCGCCGAAAAGGGATACCTTCAGGGCGGTAACGGTGCGGCCCTGCTTCACCACGGAATCCAGCCGGAGGTAGCCGCTTTCCACGATACCCTGCAACTCGTTCCGTATCTCGAAGGGTGTGCGGCGGATAGGGTTGAAGGTCATGCCCGTTCCCCCTTCGTAGCCCTCATCCGTCACGCGGTCCGCCCGCTCCGGGTGGCCGAAGATGTCAAGGTTTCGCGGGGTGGCCGGGAGCGTCACCTGCTTGGAGTAGGAGTTGCGGATGGCGGTTGGTTGCTCCAGGTCGGTGAAGGCGTAGTTGTAGAGGACCAGCCCCTGGTCGTCCAGGTCGGCCAGGCGGTCACCGATATATAGTTCAATCTTGCGGCGCATCGTGTTACCTCCTTATCCGGTCCTGGGCCAGTTCGGCCTCGATGGTGTATTCGTAGAGCCGTCCCCGCGTGTCTTTCCGCTCGTTGCTCGTTCCCGTGAGGGTGAGCGGTTCCACACGGCCCGTTTCAAGGTCGTGCATATAGACGGAGGGGGAGTTCAGCAGGTGGTGCATCCGATCCGACTGCTGGAGGGTAAGCGGCCAGGTGTTGAAGGCGAAGGCCCGGACAATCTCGTTCACGATGGTAACCTTCCCCCGTGCCGTGGAAAGGCGGTTGTCATAGACGCGCCCCGCGTTGTGGTGGGTGAGGGTATCCGTTCGGATGGTGTGGCCTTCAACCGGGAGGGCATCCCATCCCCCGTATGCGTTCACATAGTACAGCACATACCGGGGACACGCCTGGGAGAGCGTGTAGGTGCGCCCCGCCATCACGACACGCACGGCTCCGGGGAAGTCCGCCATCGGAAGCAGGTACGAATCCCCGAAGTACTGGAGCGAGGTAAGGAAGTCATCGTTATAATCGTTATTGAAGTCCGCTCCCCTGGACTTTGCGGGGACGGGGTTGAAGATTTGCCCGTTAGCCATGTACACCGTGGCCGCGCTGGGAGAACCCGAATAGAGGGATAGCGGGATATACTGACCGGGAGCGAACACCGAGAGGACGGGAAAGTTCATCCCGTCCCTGGAAGGCTCATAATCCGGGTCATAGGACCAGTCGTTATAGAACTCCACTTCCCCCTTGACGGTGGAGCCTACCAGCACCCGGAAGGTGGCCTTTGCGGGCATCGTGGGGTCTTCCTGCTCCAGGAAGTAGTGACGGATATAATCGGCGCAAAGGTCATTGATACGCACCACGGCGGTGGCCTCCCCCGGCTTGGGATAGGCCCTGCCGGTGAATATCGTGGCACTTTTCGGCACGCAGTAGACGGTGAACGGAACACCCGCCCCCGCGGATGCAGGCGCACCCAGGTCCACATAGTAATCTTTCCAAATCGGACTTGCCATATTCAATCGTTTCTTGGAAATATAAAAATCCCGCCCTTCGTAATTGAAAGGCGGGAGCACAGGGGTTGACTGGCTATGCCAGGACCTTCTCGATATACTCCAGGGCATCCCGTTCCAGGGCTTCCAGCAGGCGGTCCTCGTACATCGACAGGACGGCGTTCTCCGTGTCCCGGAGGTCGTGCGTTCCGGTCGTGCCGTGCTCGGCGATACCCCGGCGGATAAGGAAGGATAACTGCTCCGGGGTGGGGATGCGCCCCCGGCTATCCGGGCGGGGAACCACGGGCTTGATGAATATCCAGCGGTCGATGGCCTCCTTCGGCGGCCAGTGGGGCTTCGTGTCATACTCCACATACTTCCAGTAATCGGCCAGGTTGAGCCACACAGTATATGTCGTACCCTTGACCTCAATCTCCGTGGAGATAGAGCGCAGGAGGTCACCGCTGGCGATGCGGTCGTGCAGTTCCAGGTGGTCCTTGTAGTTCTCCCGTATGTCCTTCGCCAGGTCCTCCAGGATAGCGACCAGGTTGCTCGTTTCAAAAAGTGCGTCTGCCATATATCAGTGAGTTCGTTTCCATTGTTCAAATGCGTCCTTCTCCCATGCCTGCTTGTCCTTCCGATAGGCCAGGGTGTTAAGGAACTCCAGGGCGGGCTTCTTCCATACCTCGTCCCAGGAGCAGCGGAGCGTTTCCGCCGCCCGGTCTACATTGGCAACCCATCCCCAGCGGATTGCAAAAGCGTCTGAATCCTCGTTATCCTCTCCCGTATCTCCTTCCGTTTCTCCGGGTCCTTCATCCTCCGCATTTCCCTGCCCCAGGAGGTTAGCGAATCCTCTGTTAATCGTAGCAATCTCTCCAAAAAAAAAGCCGCCAGTCCCAGGGCTTCCGGCATGGGTATGCCCTTCACCTGCTCCTGCACCACGGCGATGTCGTACCCGTCATTGTATGCCATGCACGCCGGGACCAGGAACACGGAGAGCAACTGCGGGAACGACTTCGGGAAGTCCTTTGCGAAGGTTTGGAAATCGATGTATTGGGCCGTGTTTATCTTGCGGAAGTCCAGCACCGGGGTCAGGTCCTGGTAGCGGTAATCCTCCCCGATAGTTGCTGGCTTGCATGGCACACGCAGGAAGGCCGATTGCTTCGCCATATCCGCGTAATCGGCCAGCGGAAGGAGTAGCAGTTCATCCGGGGCCTTATCGCTCAAAATAGCGAGGATTTGCACCTGCTTCTCCAACTCGTCCCCGTCCCCGTCAAGGACGGCGTTCACCCGCATATATGTGCCCAGCGGGAGGGCATCGTAATTGTCAATCATAAATGCGTTAGCGGTTTGATGATAGTTGGTTGCTGGAAGCCCAGCGAGTAGGAGCCGCCCGTCCCGGCGAACTCCGAAAAGAGTGCATAGCGGGTCGCGTCCATCAAGTGGTTCCAGGTGTCGATGGGCTGGTTGATAAGCCGCCCGTCCCGGTCTTTGGCCCAGGTGTAGTTCCGGGCTTCCTTTATCCAGTTGACGGAGGCTTTCGTCACAAGGAACTTCCAGCCCTGCATCCACTGGATTTGAAAGACGAGGCGGTCCTTGTTGCTGGGTGCGGACTTGTTGCTCGGCAGCACATTCAGTCCCGTGTCCCGGCCTATCTCGGCGATGCTTTTCGGCTCGGCGGCATCGGCCCAGATATGAACGCCACGGCCCACGGATTCCCCTTGCAGGAGGGCGGAGATGTCCCGGTTCAGCATCCCGGTCCGATAGCACCGCTCGTCTATGTAGGCGATTTTCCGCTTCGTGTCGGCCAGCACCCGCACGATGGCGGTGGGGTCGTGGGTGAACCCGAAGTCCATCCCCAACACCTCACGGAGGCCAGCAGGCTCCGGCATTTCGTCTATGAGTTCGAAACCGTAGATAACCCCCTCCAGTGTTCCGAACTCTCCCAGCCCATACACCTTCCACCAGTTCGTGTCGTGCTGGTTCGCCTCAATCTCCGCGACCTGCTCCGGGGTGAGGTAGTCGTTATCCTTGTAGGTCGAGTGGATGGTGATGCAGTCGGGCCGGGCCTCGATTATCTCATTCCCCCAAAAGGTGGCGGTCGGGTTGTAATCCTGGAGGATAAGGCCACGGGTACGGATGAATAACTGGCGGGCTATCTCATACGGGATGTTCTGCACCTCATTGAGGAAAAGGCGGTCACGGGCCGGGCCGTGCACCTTCGCCGGGGCATCGGCGGAGAAGAACTCAATCTTGGCCCCATTGTGCGGGATGGTGTAAATGCTTTCCGATTTGTTCCAGCACTTCGGGTCCCAATTCTCGTCCACGGCCAGGGGGAAGTCACGGATGGCCCCGCGCTTGAGGTGAGGGAAGGTTTCGGACACTACGCTGGTGAGGGTGGGCGTTGTGTCCTGGACCGCGAGTTCAAAGATGGCCTGGAGGTTGGCAAAGGTCTTCCCGGAACGGGTGCCGCCGCACGAACTCACATAGCGGCCCGTGCGGCAGATTGCATCCATCGTCTTGTAATATACCGGGGTGTAAATCATTTACTCCACTTCTTCGCCGCCTCGATGGCCTTGTCCGATACGACAATCACCTGCGGGCCGTTGGTTTCGATATTCAGTTTGTCCTCGCCCATGATGGAGGCCAGGAACTTGAGGTCCAGGAACGAGAGTTTCCCGCTTTGGTGGTTCGCCATCGCCTTGCGGACGAGGATTTCCAGCTTCGTGTATCCGCCGCCGCCCGGCTCCTGGAGGGCTTCAATCATCGCCTCCCGGAGGGTCTTGTTGCGTTTCCGAGCCTCTGCGGAGCGTGCCTGGTATTCCCGCGCTATCCCCTCGTTAATAGGCGAGCCAGCCGCCGGGGTTACCCCCGGAAGGAACCGTCCTTTGCTATCTCGTTGTCTTTGCCCCATAAAGCCCGATTATTTTCGATTTAAGCGAGTTTCTCCTTTCAGCTGAGTAATTTATTAGCCGTAGCCAAGAACTCCGCCCTGGCGGCAGTTTCCTCGCGGAAGATACCATCCAGGCGGCAGGCGGACATAAGACCCGGCTTCTTCACACCCCGCATCGTCTTGCAGAGGTGTTCGCCCTGCATCATAAGGGCCACGCCCAGCGGAGGGTATTCAGTACCCAGGGCCTTCGTGATGTCTTCCACGATGTCGGCCACAAGACGCTCTTGAACCTGGAGGCGGGCGGCATGGTAATCCACAACCCGGCCAGGTAAAGATTCATTGTACCACCCCCATCTGCTATTTGTTTCCATATCGGAAAGAGATTCCCGGAAATTCCACCTGCAAGGTATATATCCATCGTACCCCCCCCCAATTACATAAGGTCTTGATAAAACACCAGCAAGATATAGGTCCATTACTTAATAAGGCATCCAGGCCATTCCTCCAGGGTTACTTTCAGCGCGGCCCGTATATCTTCCTCCTTATCCTTATAGTCTACCGGGATGGCTACCTGGATAAGGATGGGCTTATCCTGGGCCCCGCCTTCATGCTGCTCAAAGAGGGCATTCACGGCATCCTCATCCGCTTCTTCCTCCTTCCAGGCGGGCACGCCCCAATCGGTCAGCGGGAGGTCTCCCCACTCGTTCGCCAGGGTGTCGTAATCCCATGCGCCGTAAGAGCCGTTATCCTTCATCGCCCGGCGCTTGATGGTGAGGTGGTCTTCCTCCGTTTCCGGGTAGTAGATAACGCAGGGGACTTCCTTCACCTTGC